CTCTTCTTCGCGACGCCCGGCCCGGTCCGGGTCAGGACACCGCGGCGCCGGTGTCCATCGGGATGTACGTCAGTGCCCACGAGACGTTGCCGGTGTTGCTCGCGGACGTGGTCCACGAGATCGTCCCGGCCGACACCACGTACGCGGCGCCCGCGAACAGCTGCGCCGCGGCGCCCGCGTTGGCGTTCACGGTCAGCGCGCCCTTCGTTTGCGGCAGGTACAGGTGCGTGCCCGCCTCGAGGTTCTGAATGGACGTCGCCGTCGCGATGCCAGTGGACGACGCGGTGCCCGTGGTGGGCACCGTGCCGAGCGCCAGGGTGCACGCCTGGTTCTGGATCGCGGTGCTGACCGTGCCGACGAGCGAGGTGATGATGACCCGCCCGCCGGTGACCGTGAACAGCGTTGCCGTCGCCGTCTGCGGCAGCGCCTGCGCCGTCTTGAGGACCTGGAAGCCGTACTCGACCAGGCGCAGCTGCTGGCCCTGAATGATCGTCGCCACGTCAGGCCCCGAGGATCTCGAGGTTGGCCGGCTTGCGCTGCGCCACGAGGTCGTGCGGGATTGCCGTAACCAGGCCCGAGCCGCCTACCGACACCTTGATGTAGGTGTTCGGGTCGGCGATCATGCTGGTCAGAACCTCGAACAGGGTGGTGTACCCCGCGTTCGACTGCACGACCGCGTTGCTCGCCGTCTGGGTCTGCTTGGTCCAGGCGTGCGTGCCGTTGGTGTCGGCGCGCTGATAGAAGTGGTTGATGATGTTGCCGGGGGTGGCGTAGCTGCCGCCGTAGGTGCTGGCAACGGTGATCGTGAACGTGTCGGCGCCGGTGCACAGGAACGCGATCGCGGACGCGCCGCGGAACTTGATCGCCTGCCCGGCCGCGATCGGGACGGCGTCGAAAAGCCGCCCGATGCCTTCCATGCCTGCCACGTGCCTACTCCTTCGACTTGATGGTTTGTTGGCGGGGCGTCACTGCCGCCGGGGGTTAGGAACGCGTGGCCAGCTCGACGACTGGGGAGAGGGTCGGGCCGCCGTTCTTCGGGGTCAGTGCGGACTGAAGCCACGGCTTGCCGTCCACACGCGAAAGAACTCGGTACGCTGTCTTGTCATTGGCGAACTTGTAGTGCTCCGACGCGCTGACCTGCATCTCCATGCGGTCGCCGATGAGGTAGTAGCTCAGGTCGACGAAGTTGATGTCGCCGGGCGTGCCAAGCGGGCCGGTCTTCTCGGTGAAGAAAACGGGCCTGCCGAGGATGCTGATCGGCGGGGCGTCCGCACCGCCCTGGCCGCCGGCGAAGTTGCCGATCCACACCGGGCCGCCGCCCGTGCCGACGGACAGCGCCATCGTCGCCAACTGGGGAAATGTGTCGATGGACGCGATCCACACGGCGCGGCCGAGCGAGGTCGGCAGCATGCGCGAGTACATCTTGACGATGTTCTCCCACACGATCGTGGCGCCGTTGCCCGCGTTCTGACCGGTCTCCACCGCCTGAAGGACCGACACAGGGGAGCCGATGAAGCCCAGCGGTTCGCCGGTGCCGGTGCCGGTCAGGAACGCGACGTCCTCGAACCAGCTGATCGCCTTGGGGAACGTCGAGTTGAAGAACCCTGCGAACGCCGGGGCGTCCATGAGCAGCTCGTTGGGCACCTCGGCATAGGCCGTCAGCTTCTTGGCGTCGAGCACCACCCTGTCGAAGCTGGCCTGCGACTCGGTGAGCGCCGCGGCCTCTTCCGTCCAGTAGGCGGTGACACCACCCAAGATCGAGCTGGCGTGCGTCGTGTCGTCGATCATCGGGATCGGCACCCGCAGCGACGACATCGGGATCACGGTCGCCCGGGGGCGCACGACCGCGGTCTCCAGCGCGAGCTGAAGGATCTCGGAGCGCAGCTCCTCCGGGATCAGGAACCCGCCGTCGCCCGGAACCTCGGACCCGTAGCTGTTCTTGATCGCCTGGTCCAGCTTCTCGAGCTTCGGCGCGAGCTGCTGCCAGTCGCGCATCTTGTGCGCGCGGTGCCAGGTGGCCCGGAAGAACTCGGACGCGTTCTTGAAGATGCCGTCGGCGGCGGCACCGGGGGCGTCCGAGTTGTACAGCGATTGCTTCCACCCGGACGGCAGATCCTTGAGGTGCGGGCGCAGCTTGTGCGCTGGCCCCTCGGACATGTCGACCTTCGGCGCCTCGTTGGAGCCGTTGTTCTTCAGGTACTCGGCGAGGACGAGCTGCATCTGCTCGCGCGCCTCGGCCTTCATCTCGCCGCGGTCGGCCTTGTCGACAGCCTGCGCGTAGCTGTTGATGAAGGTCTCGAGCGTGTCCTTGCTCTCCCACAGCGCCTTGAGCTTCGCGGGGTCGTTCAGGGTCTCAGCGAGTCCCGCCGAGTCGTTCGGAACGGTGAGCGTTGTCACTTCGCCTCCTCGGCGGGTGGGGTGAACCACGCCGGCGGCAGCGGCCGGGCGTGGTCGTGGATCCACGCGGGCAGCTCCGCGTGGTCGCTGGCACCGTCGTCGTCGCCCTTGTGGGCGTCGTCGAGGTGGGCTTGCAGGTGGGCGCGCACGCCGGCCTTGTCGGCTTCCGGGATGGAGCTGTTCTCGAGCCGGGCCAGGCCGTTGCGGCAGGCGGCCACGTTCGCCGGGCCACCTTTTGTCCGATGATGGGGAAATTTGTACGCCGACTTTTTGTCGTCGGCGTCGTCGTCCCCTGACTTGTGCGGGGTGTTCTCCGCCTCGTCGGTCTGCCAGGCGTGGCAGTACCGCAGCACGGCGTCGTCGTTGGGCATCGCCTTGACAGCGGCCGGCCCGTCCCACGCGGAGTCTTCGGTCGCCGTGTGGTGGACGGGCAGCGGGCCGTTGGCCAGCCACTTGGCGATCTGCTGCGGCGTGTATCCGGCGGCGACGAGCTGCCGCGCCGCGGCCTCAGCCTCGGACACGTCGTCGGCCGCGCGCACATGCCGGTGCGCGGCGTCGCTCGCTGCGCCGTCGCCGTGACCGTGGTGGTGGTCGGCGTCGTTGCTGTGCGAGTGCTCGTGCTCGTGGGAGGCGTCGTCGCCCTGCGACCCGAACGCGGCATGCGCGTGGGTGTGTGTGCCGTCGAACGGGCCGTGCGTAGTCCCGGCGGGCGCGGCGGCGTTGCGCAGCCGGTCCGGGACGCGCAGATACGCGGACAGGTCGAACCGCGCGACCGCGGCGAGCGCGTCCTCGGCGGGGCGCGGCGCGAGCTTGTGCGCCAGGCCAGCGGCCACGGCTTCGTCGGCGGTGTACCAGGTCTCCGCCTTCATCGCGGCGCGCCAGTCGGTGGGCTGCGTGGCGTGCGCGGCGTAGATAGCGGCGATGTTGTCGCTGACCTTGTCGAGCAGGTCGGCCAGCTCCCGCATGTCCGACGCGTTGCCCATGCACATCCCGGCCGCGTCGTGGATCATCATCATGGCGCCGGGGCACATCAGCCGCGCCTTGCCGGCCATGGCGATGAAGCTGGCGGCGGACGCGGCCAGGCCGTCGACGATCGTGGTGACGTTGCCCGGCCGCTGGGCGAGCGCGTTGTAGATCGCGAGGCCGTCGAACACGTCGCCGCCGGGCGAGTTGATGTGGACCTCGAGGTCGCCGTTGATCGTGGCGAGCTCGGCGACGAAATCGACCGCGGTCAGGCCGCCGAAGAGCCAGTTGCCGCCGATCTCTTCGTAGATGTCGACGCGGGTGGGGGCGCCTTCGGCGGCGTTGCGCACGATGCGGTACCAGGCGGGGGCCTGTGGCTGCTGCTGGGCGTTCAGCAGGTTGTTCAGGCGCTGCCTCGAGCGCCGCACCACGTTCACGCCGGTCGTGTCCCTTCCGGTCATCGGGCACCCGCGAGGGAGTTCCAGGCGGCGCGGGATTCGAGCAGTTCGCGCAGTTCCGGCATGACTTGCGCGAGGATCGCCTCGACGTCGGCGCCGGGCGCACCGGGTGCGGGTTCGGCCGGCGCGGCGGGCACCCACGCGGGGGGCAGCGCGGGGGCTTGGGTGGCCTGCTCGACGACGTTCATGTCCGGCAGGCCGACGACCTCGAGCACGTCGTGCGGGTCGAACCCGGCGTCGACGAGGACCTGGGCGGCGGCGGCCTTCTCCTTGAGCTCGAGCGCGTCGGCTTCCCGGTTGCTGGACACGGCGTCGTCGTGGTCGAGCTCGACGCCGTCACCGGTGGACCCGAACATCGGCAAAAAGAAGCCGTTGAGGACGTCGCGCCACCGGTCCAGACGGTCGCTGATCAGGAAGCTCTCGAACTGCTCGCGGGCGGTTTCGGCGTTGGCGCGGTTGACGTCCTCGACGGTGCCGAGCATCGCCTTGTGCATGGCGAACGCCTCGCGGATCACGTCGCGGGAGACGTTGCGCAGGTTCGCGAAGTCCATGTCCCGCAGCGAGTGGGCGTTGGGCACCCACACGGCGCCCTGCTCGAGCACTGCGACGCGGTGGGCGGCGCCGACGCCTCGGTGTGCTTCACGCCACCGGTTGGTGAACTCGTTCCACTCGTCGTCACTCAGGCGCTTGTCGACCTGGACGACGCCGCCGGGGGTGGCGGAGTTCAGGAAGAAGTTGCGGTTCCACTGCGCCGAGTACTTCGCGGCGTCGATGTCGACCAGGATCGACTGGACCGGCCCCAACCCGTGGTACGGGTCGAACGGGTTCGGGTACTTGATCTGGATGACGTCGTCGACCTGGAGGGGCACCTGCTCGCCGGACGGCCCGGTGTAGACGTAGCCCTGGAGGTATTCGTCGCGGGACGGGATCGGTTCCATCCGGTCGGGGCGCACCTGCCACAGCGACATGGGGAATGTGGCCCGCGGGTCGCGGCCGATGATGATGTAGTCCTCGCCGGTCAGGTCCAGGTATGTCTGGCCGAGCTCGCGGAACTGGAATCCGGTGGTCCACTTGTTGGGCTTGTTCCACAGCGCCATGGCCCAGTGGTTGACGACCTCGACGCGCTGATCGGAGCCTTTGTCGCCGGTGGTGTAGCGGCGTCGGCCGTCTTGGGGCTGCTGCCGGTACAGATGCCACGGAACCTTCGCGGTCTGGCGGGCGAGCATGGACACGATCGCGAAGACCGTGCCCGAGCTGCCGTAGGCGCGCATGTACGCGGCCGGGTCGGACTGGCCCGCGGACTGGAGATAGCCGGTCGTGTAGCCGGTGCGGGCGTAGGGGATCGGCGGGTCGGCGGACTGCGTGGCGGACTTGATCGCCTTGACGAGCGCGCCCCCCGGGGACTTCACGCGGCCACCTGCCGCAGGTGACGCGGGATAAACGCCTCGCGGATCGAGTGACGGCCGTCCTGCGGGATGGGGTCACAGCAGGAGGGACACGGCATGCCCGCACCGCCGCAGTCGCAGCACTCCGGGGGCGGCGTGAAGCCCTCCCACGGCCGCCGGGGGTGGTTCTCGCACACGTGGCCGGTGTCGCGGCAGGCTCCGCAGACTGGTGCCGCGCTCATTCGTCGCCGCCGAGCATTTCCAGCACGAAGAGGCTGATGCCGATGGCGAGCAGGCCCGCACCGGTACCGAACGTCGTCCAGGCGGAGGCGTCGATGCAGCCGAACGAGCTGATGACCAGCGCGGGGCGCCGGTAGCGGTGCCGCGCCGCGCTGGCCACCTGGGCGCCCTGTCGCATCCCCTTCGTCAGGGCGGTGCGCGCTGTGGCCGCATGCCGCCGCCAGCCGGGCCGGGTGCGCGCGTCGGGGGCGGTCACGGTGATCGATGCCATGCCGCCTCCCGCCTGTTTCGTTACGACTATCGGGCGCGAGTGTCCGATAGTCGGACACTCAACGCCATGGTACAGCCGAACAGGCGATACGGAAGGGGCGCAGGATAGCGGCGCGATCAGACAGCAAAGCGCCCCGGTTCCTGGCTGGAAACGGGGCGCTCGCCTCAGTGGCGGATCAGAACGGCCACGCGCCGTCGCGACCGCTCTCAAGCAGCGGAATCATCTTGAACGCCTGGTCCGTCAGGCCGCCGAAGGTGTGTCGGTTGCGTTCGCCGGACGGGGCGTGGCCGTGCTGGTATCCGGCCAGGTTCCAGGTGTACATCGGCACCGTCTCCGGAACCGACCTGGACACCTCGTTGCCGTCGCGCGCGGCCTGCTCGTCGGTGACGATCACCACCCGGTCGTGCCCGGTGAACGTGGCCCGCAGCGCAGCCGCAGTCTCGGTGCCGCCACCGAGGAACCAGCCGCCGGTCTTCCACCGCTCCAGCGAGCGCAGCACCGACTCTCGGGCAGCGAGCGGGAACGCCTTCACGTTCGCCCCGGCAGGGTCGTTCCAGTAGCGCTGCTTGGACGAGAATGACACCACGTCGGCCTTCGCGCAGCGGTGGCCGAGCGCGATACCGAACAGCGCCGCAGCGTCCCACCGCATCAGCGTGCCGTCCTTGCTGAAGCTGGCGTCCATCGACGTACTGGTGTCCACCAGGATCAGCGTGCGCCCGCCCAGCGCCGGGATATTGGCCAGGGACCGGCCGATGGCCTGCTCCAGCGGCCAGGACCAGCGCAGCGAAGGCGCGGCCCGGTACGCCGACAGGAACCGGAACGGGAACTGCCGGGACCGCTCGACCTCGGCGGGGTTGGCCAGCGTCGTCGCCACCTGATGCGCGACCGCATCGGGGACACCGGCCTCGTCGAAGTTGCGCAGGTTGCGCAGCAACGCCATGTACCCCATCGACGGGATGACCGCAGTCCACGCTTCGGCGTCCATCGGCCCCTGGAGCCATCCGGCCAGCGCCTCCCACGTGATGCCGGCGCGCGCCAGCAGCTCGGGGTGGTTGCGCAGCACGGCGCGCCGCTGACCGACCGGGGTGTGCATCAGCTTCTCGCGCTCGATCAGCATCGTGAGCCGGTCGGGGATCTCCGTGTCGCGGCCGTGGCGCCGGTCGAGGGCGTGACGGAACAGGTCGCCCTGCCACCGCGCCTTGTCCAAAGCCGGGGACGGGTGAACGAGGTCGATGACGTCGCCGAACCGGTACCCCTTGCTGTCGGTGTCGTACTTGAGTAGCGACCGCTCCGTGTAGAGCCGCTGTACGGCGTCGGCGACGCCGCGCTTGACCGGCTTGGGCAGCGCCCGGCCGTGGCGGGAGGTCCAGTAGGCGAGCAGTTCGCCGGGCTCGTCGGCGCGCTGGCACGCGGCGTCGATCAGGCGCCGGTTGCCGCCTGCGAGGCCCGCGTCGAGGCGTGCCTTGACGGCTTCGGCCGCGGCGACGAGGGACGCTGTGCGCATGTTCGCCTCGGTGCGCAGCCACGGGATGAACCGGCCCAGCCACTCGGCGTCCTCGACGGCTACCTGATGCACCAGGCGCTCGAACCGGTCGTCGCGGTCGCCAGCCGACTCGTAGAAGGTGTTCTGACCCACCATGTTCGTGACGGCGAGCAGGAACAGCTCCGACTTGGCGTCGCGCACGTATGCGGCGCCGCCCTCATGGGTGCGGCCGGTCGGAGTGCGCTCGGTGGTGATTGGTGAGTGCACCGCGGGCTTGGCTGACGCGGTGTTGAAGCGGGTCATGCTCAACTCCCTACGAGAAGGAGGGAGGAGCGGCGGCCGATGACGCCCGAGATCGAGGTCGGCGACGGAAACAAGGCGAGTTAGGCCGCTACTCCACAGCGCCGGAGCGCCGCCGGGATTCGAACCCGGGTCTCCCCTTTGAAAGAGGAAGTATCCGTTGCCTGCGCACCGGGCGTCACCCGATGCCAGTCCTCCCGAGATCAAAGCGACTACGCCAATCCCCTGCCAGCGGGGAACCGAGCGCAATGCTCGGTACGGGAATCGAACCTGTGAAGTAGGCGTCGTCTGCGCACCGGGAGGTGCGGTATTCAGTTGTTCAACCTCTGGCGGTCCCGCCGGAGATCAAAGCGGCGAAGGCGACAAGAGTGCTGCCATTACACCACCGGCCCGAAAGCCGACCGGGACTCGAACCCGGACCTCCCAATTAGCAGTTGGAAGTAGCCCTCTCCTACGCACCCGGCAGGACCAAACCTGCGGCCCGGAGATCTGATGCGGGCTGCGGTGTATTTTCAGCCAGAATGAAGTAACCGCTGCCCTTCGCACCCGGGCCTAGGAGCACCGTACAGCAGCCGCCAGATAGATCGCACATAATTGCCGGGTGATGGGGTGGGAGTCGAAGTACCTGCGGCGGATGTGCGGACTACCCGCCCTCCCCGCTGACGGGCCTCGCCGGGCTTGAGGATCACGTCTTGTCCTCCCGATCCGTCACGGTCGGCTGGACTCCGGCGACCAGGCTTGGCCACTGCTGCGCGGCGGCTTCGATGTCGGCGGTGCTGATTCCTGCGTCGGCGATGGCCGCGAAGCCTTCGGTCAGGTGGGCGACGCTCACGCCACCGAGCGCGAGGATGCCCTGCTTGATCTCGGCGATCTCGTCGGCGCTGTAGCCGCGGACGGGGTCAGGCATCGTCGTCTCCGTAGAAGCCGTCGAGGTGCCGCTCGACTTGCGCCAGGTCGGGATGTGCCGCCATCGTGTCGCCGTCCTCCATGGCCTGTTGCAGCCCGGCGATGAGCAGTTCGGTGTGGAGGCTGCGGAACGCCTCGGTCATGCCGACGAGCGCGTCGGTCATGGTCTGCGCGTTCGCGCGGAATTCTGTGCAGGCGGGGCGGAAGGCCGCGCCGAACTGGTCGAGGGCGGCGATCTGCTGCGGGGTTGCGCCGCGGTAGTCAGGCATCCGGCGCCTCCTGCGGCTTCACGCGGACCTCGATTCGGTGGTCTCCGACTGAGCAGTATTCGGGATCGACGTCTTCCCACTCGCTCCATTTCGGCTTCCAGCTGTAGCTGCCGTCGTCTGTGTCCTCCCAGACGCGCAGCTGGAGAACCGGCGGCGGCCCGTCATTGCCGGCTCCGGCGTTGTAGCGCTCCAGGAAGGCGATGATGACGGCGGTGAGACTGGTTCCCTCGGCCTTGGCGCGCTCGAGTGCCGGCTCCCAGACTTCTGGTCGGACACGCAGGTTGCGCACGGGGGTCTTGCCTGTTGCTGGTCTCGGCACCTGCCCATTCTCGCACGTGTACTTACGAGAATCCATGATTCTTCCTCCGATCCCTTGTTTCTGTACTTACACATAGCGTAAGATGTAAGTACAGAAACCGGCAAGGGGAGACCGAGATGACCGCCACCAGCACCGACACCACCACCGCCGCCCGGATCGCCCGCGTCACCGTCGACACGATCCGCACCTGGTGCCGCATCGGAGCCGTCGCCGCCGCCAAGGTCTCCGGCCGCTGGGTCATCGACACCGACTCCCTCAACCGCCGCGTCACCCTCGGCCGGGTCGTCACCGCCGAGCGCAACGCCAACGTCGTCGACCTGTCGGCGTTCCGCGACGCGCGCGCCGCCCGCAGCAAGGCGCTCGAGCTGATCTCCGAGGGCGGCATCATCCCGGGTTCCCGGCCCGGCCTGTGGCTGGCCGTGTCGTCCGACGGCGGCAACACCTACGCCATCGACACGTGGGAGCCGTCCTGCACCTGCAAGGGTCACGTCTACACGGGCCGTTGCTTCCACATGGTGGCGGCGACGCTGCTCGACCGGTCCGCGCAGGTTCGGAGCGCCGCCTGATGACCGCGAACCTGGCCGCCCACCTGATCGCCGCCATGTGCCTGCCCGCCACCTACGTGGGCACGCACGCCGCCTGCGACGCCGCCGCGGTGCGGCTGCGACTGTGGCGGCACCGCAGGCTGACCCGGCGGCACGGGACCATGCTGCGCCGCGCACAGGCGGCGCGGAGCTCCAGCTGAACCATCCGCAACCCACGCGGCGCGCCTCGTCCCCACGGCGGGGCGCGCCGCCACGTCAGCCCAGCACGCGCACCCGGGGACGGCCGCCGAGGTCGCGTTCGGCGACCATGTAGCGCATCGCGTCCATGCCGTGGTCGTCCAGCTTGACGGGGTTCTCGCGCTGATCCGGCTTCACATTCTCCGGCCAGACATAGCCAGCGATCTCCTGCTCCGTAGACACCGGCTTCTTGGCCGCATCCAATGCCTTGTCGATCGCCACGACGGCGTTACGGAGGATGTACAGCCGCGCCCGCCCGTCCGGCTGGACCTTCAGTCGAGACTGAACAGCCTGAATACCGTCCTTGACGGTCTTATGGGCGGCCGAGGTGCCCATGCCGAGGTGCTTCTCGAGCGTCGCCCGGTCCTCGGCGTCGTGGTCGCAGATGACGGCGCGCGGTCGCGGCTCGGTCCATTCCAACTGGCAAGCCTTGCAGTCCTGGCAGTCATGGTCGGCCGCCTTGGATTTGCAGCACTGAGCGCAGCGGCGCACCAAGCGCAGGATCGCCTTCGCATGGTCTTCCACCAGGGTTTTGGTCTTGTAGATCTCCCGGTAGAGCCAGAGCCGGCCGTCGCCGTCCTCGGCCCAGAACTGGCATACGAATGGGTTGGTGAAGCCGAAGTCGACGGTCCACCAGCGTGTCCACGTCTCCGAGCCCTTCGGCAGCCGGTCGACGAGGTGGACGGCGGGGTCCCAGCCCTCGTAGACCAGGCCCTCAGCCGAGGTCCATTTGCCTTCGAACAGCCGTTTGCGTCGGATGCCGGTGAGGCCCGCGAGGGTGCCCTCGACGTAGTCCCGGCCGGCTTCGGTGTAGGTGCCGTCGGGGTTGGTGTACGCCGGGTTGTCGCGGTGTGTCGAGTACAGCAGCCGCAGCCTACCCTCTTGGGCGCGTTGGTTGAGCCAGTGGTACTCGGAATCGGGGTTGCAGGCCCCCATGAGCTGTTGGAGGCCTCTGCGCCCGTTTCGCAGGCGGCTGCGCATCGCCTCCCAGTCGTCGATCGTGAACTCGGTGGCCTCGTCGGCGAAGATGAGGTCGTACTCCGAACTCATGATCTTGATGGGCATGTCCATGCCGCCGACGACGATGGAAGCGCCCACCTTGCCGCCGCCGGTGTGGTAGCGGTAGCAGGCCGCTTCCTCCCTAGAACCCCCGTACCAGGTGACGAGGCCCTTTTCGATCGCCTCCGCAGCCACCTTTGTCTTGTACGTCACCAAGGTTGTCGAGCCCAGGGATACGGCGGTTTTGCGCACGATCAGGCCGCGGAATCCGGGGTTCTGAAGTGCGGCAATGTGCATCCGTAGCAGGCACGGCACGGACTTACCGGTGCCGGCTGGACCGGAGATGACGGTCTCCTTCTCCCTGCTGTTGAACATCTCGATTGCTGCGCCGCGCAGTTCGTAGCGGACGACGGTCGGCGTGGCGGTCACATCAGGTTTTCGGTCGGGACGCCGACGATCTCGTAGGCGATGCCCCCGGAGAGGTTGACCTCGGTCTTGGCGTACAGCCCGAGCAGTTTCGCCTCGTGGTCGGCCAGCTTGAGGTGCCGGTCCCGGATCGCCTGAAGGCTGGCGAGCGCGGCGAGCACCGGGCCGTCGTCCTCGAGCGGCACCTTGTTCTCGTCTCGCACCAACACGCCGTTGGACACGGTCAGGTGCCGTGCGGTGAGGACTTCGACCGCGGCGACGCGCTCCAGTTCGAGGCGTTCGCGTTCCCGGCGGATCATGTCGTGCTGCTCGGCGATGGCCTGCGCGGCGCGCTCTTGAAGGTCGGGCGAGCCCTGTCGCAGTTGCCTGACCCATTCTTCGTGGTAGCGCCAGGCGGAACTGGCGGCGATGTCGAGCTCGGCGCCGATGGCCCGGTAGCTCTTTCCAGCTTCGCGGAGCTCGGCGACGCGGGCACGCAGACGGGCGTTTTCTGCTTGCGCGTCGCCGCTCATGTTCCAGCTCCTGTGTTCCAGAACGTCATCGAGGTGGGTGCGTAAAGCCGCTGGTCACAATTGTGAGGGTAGCTCAGTAATCGGGGCGGGCGAAGGTGCGGCTACGCGCCGCCCGTCACGGTGGTGGGCACGCTGCTCTGCTGCTACCGCGTCGAGGCGTTCCTCGATCAGCTGCCACGGGTCGGGGAGCATGTCCTGTATCGCTTCAAGGGTGACGCGGCAGGTCAGTTTGCCTTCGAGGTAGTGCTTGGCGAATTGGATCTCGCGCGGGTCTGGCGCGTTGGGTCGGTGTGGGTGGCATCGGGTGGCGGTCATGTCGCCGCTGACGATGTCCTGTCCGGGCTTGAGTTCGAGCAGGCGCGCCCGCTGGCGGTCGGTCATGGCTCCAGTCCCAACAGGCGGTTGAGTGTGGCGATGGGGTCGTCGGGTAGTCGCCCGTTCCAGAGTTCGGCGATGGCCGGCGCGGACCAGCGGACGGTGCCGAGCGCCGGCTTTGGCCGGTTCTCGGGCGCGGTGACCTTGGGTACGTGCGGCCAGGTGGCGACCATGGCGCTGGTCCAGCGGGGGTCGTCGAGCATGGCCTGCTGTAGGCGTGTGTACCAGCGGGGGCATGGGCTGCCTGCGCTGACGGTTCGCAGGAAGGTCGCGATGGCGTTGTCCAGTGCCAGGCGCGTTTTAGGGGTGGCGCCGATGAGGCTGAGTTCCTCTTCGGCTGCGATGACCGCTGCCAGGGCGGTGCTGGGGTCGTTAGTCATCGTCGAGCCTCCGCACGCGTCCGGTGTGCTGCGCATCGAGGAACGCCTGCTTCAGCCGCTCGTATTCGACCGGGCTGAGTTGGCCGTCGAAGCGGATGTAGCCGGTCGGTGGCGTCTGCGGCGTGTGGTCGAGGACGTAGGTGGCCGGTGGAGGCGTCTCGCCTTGCACGGTGACCACGGGCGGCCGGTTCGCGCGCTGACGCTCCAACTCGCGGTGCCCTTCGCGTCCCGCCGCCACGATTAACCCGACACCCGCCGTGATCAATCCGCCGAACAGTGGCACGATGCCGATCACCGGCAAGATTCCGTCGCTGAAGTGGCCGGTCACTAGCAGGCAGGCCGGGGCGTACAGGAAGAACGAGATGAACGAGACCGCGCCGCCCTTGATGGCGAAGACCACCGGATCGGGGCGCTTCACGTCATGTCCGTTGCGGGGTCCCATGCGGCGCCGCTCCCGTCGAGGTGCCATCCGTCGTGGCCTGGCGGCTTGACGCAGGGTCCCAGGATGCCGCCGATCCGGTGCGACTTGGAGCGCTTGCCGCACTGCTCGCCCGCCTCCTGCGCGATCCGCCTGATGTTCTCGGCGTGGTCGATGGGTGGCGGGATGGGTTTGCCGAGGATGCGGTAGAGGGCGGCGGCGTCTACGAACTCGCCGCCGTGGACCTCGAGCGCGGCGATCGCGTCGAGTTGGGCGCGCAGTTCGTTGCGCTCGGCCTCGACCTCGCCGTGCGGGTGCGCCGCTTTGCGAGTCGGGCGCGCCAGTGCGTCGCTGAGTTGGGCGCAAAGCGTGTTACGGTCGGCCAGCAGCTCGCGCATATCGCCGAACGTGAGGTCGTAGCCAACGATGTCCAGGATGGGCGCGTCGTCGCCGATCTCGGGGTTGTCTCCCCAGCACTGGGCGAGGAACGTGGCGACGCGTGCCGCGCCCTGGTCGCCGGGGCGCTGCTTGGTGGGTTCGGTCATATCAGCCGCCTGCCGTAATCGTGATCTGGCGCGTCTCGGGGTCCACGTCGAGCGTGACGCCGACGAACTTGGCCGTGACCGAAGTGACGCCTTCGTGGTTCACCGGGATGTCGACCTGGGTGATGAGGCTGCTCAGGTCGGTTCCGTCGGCGAGGACGAGGCGTACCCGCTGGGCTGCTCTCTTGGCCATCGCCCTACCGCCCGCCTGCGACGATGATGCCGCTGCTGCTCTTGGGTACGAGCCGCCCGTTCGCAATGTCCACGTGGTCGTGGCAGTAGCCGGTGCCATCCACGATGACGTTGACGAAGTTCATGTTGGGCCGGGCTGCCTGGCGGTGTTCGGCGCAGCAGGTGGCGCACACGGCGTGGGCGTTGAAGATGACGTCGAGGTTCTGGCGGATTGCGGCGAGGTGCTGGTGTGCCGCGTCAAGCTGGTCACGGACGCTGCCGGTGCGGAAGTACTCGGCGGCCACGGCGAGTACCGATTCGACGTCCCGCTGCTTCAGGTGGTGGTAGCTGCCGTCTGGTGCGCGCACGCCGGCCAGGAACTCGGGCTCGTCCTCGATACGCGGGTGGGCCTTGTCGCTGGCCTTGAGGGCAGACAGGAAGTGGCTGATGCGGGCGAACGCGGCCGTCGTCGGTTCGGCGGGGGCCTCGGTGGGCTCGGTCGGGGCCTTGACGTTCTCGGTGGCAGCCTCAGCCTCGGTGGTTGGTTCGGCGGTGGTTTCGGACATGGTCAGTTCTCCTTCTGGTGCTGGTCGGTGGTGTCCCCGCTCCTGATCCACTTGGCCCAGTCCTTCGCGACGTTGAGCACGTCGTCGGGGTCCACGGGGGTGGTGTCGCTGGCGTAGAACTTGACGGCGAGGTCGAGGGCGATGCGGCGGATGTGCTGGTCCCGGTGGATGACGGGCATGACGGTGGGGTAGCGGGGCGGCTGGGGCTTGGGTGGTGGCTGGGCGGTCGCGAAGGGCGCGTCGGGGGCGGACAGGTCCGGTACCGCGAGCGTGCCGAGCTCAATCGCCGAGCCGTCATGGCGCGTCGGTGCCGGGATGGGCGCGGGTTCGTCGAAGGCGTCTGGGTCGTCGTCGTCGGCTGCGGCGGCCGGTTGCCTCAGGTGCGAGACGAGTTCGGTGATCCGGGGCGCGATGTCGTCGCCCACCTCGTCGGCCGTGAAGTAGCCGACCTCGATCAGTGCGTGGCGGGCGCGCTCGAGGCGTTCGCGGGCGTTACCGAGCCGGTCGAGCAGGTAGCCGATGGCGTGGTCGCGTTCGCGGTCGGCCGGTGTGGGTCCGTTGAAGCCGAACGCCATGAATTTGCGCTCGATCGCGGATAGCCGTTCCTCGTACGGGACCTGCTGGACGTCGTCGGTCGGGGCCGCGGTGGCGTGCGGCAGTTCTCCGTCGGCGCGCGCGATGGCCGCTTGGACGTGGGGCAGGCCGGCGCCGGGGACCGTGGCGGGGGTGGGGGCGGTCATCGCGGGCCGTCCTGTGGTTCGATCGGCGGCTGTGGCCAGCGCTCGATCAGCCAGCGCTGCGGCGCGGGCGGCGGGTCACCGAGCGTGCACGTGACGTCCTTACCGTCGTCGAAGCGCAGCCGGATCGTCCCCAACGTGACGCCTGCGCTTTCGATGACGGTGACGCCCTCGGGGATTGGCTGGCCGTAGACGAGGGCGGTCGGCAGCTGCTGGTCGAGATTCCAGCGCTCGCCGGGGTGCACGGTGATGGACTCGACTTGCGGGTACCGGAGCGCGCTCATCGTGGGCCATCCGCGATGGTGCGAGGGTGCTCGGTGGCGCGTACGCCCCGGAAGTCGCGCACCGTGCGGTCCGCCGGGGGCCGCGGGTACTGCTCGGTGCGGTGGGCCAGGTAGGCGTTGACCCGCTGAACCTCGGTCCACGGCCCGTAGCGGACCTCGCGGCGCATGAGCGCCTTGTGCCAGCCGGGGAACTGGGTCACGCGCGTGCGGGCGAGGGATTCGGACACGGGGCTGCCGACTTCTTCGGTGCCGTCTGGCCAGCGTTGCCGGGTCGCCCATTCGGTACGCGTTTCGGTGGCTTGCGCGTCGAGCCACGCTTTCGCCGCGGCTTCGAACACCTCGGCGGGGATGGTGACGGTGGTCTCTCCCGTTTCCGGGTCGGCGCAGTGCCATTCGCCGGTGACGGCGATGCGGCCGTCGGGGAGCTGCTCGACGCTGGGGCAGTTGCTGGATTGGGTGCAGCGGGCGAGGGTGCGGGGAGCGTCGGCGGTCACTGCTGGCCTGCCGCGGTGGTGTCGGCGTCCGGCGCCGGTCCGGACGGCGGCCAGTGGCCCCAGATCTGATACATGCGCTCGTCGCCGAGCGTGCAGCACAGCTTGCCCGCGTCGGCCATCCACTGATTGCGCCCCTCGGGCGTGGCATCTGCGGGCATCAGCTCGATCACGGCCTTCATGACCTCGACCACCGCACCCATGCCGTTGGCGCCGTAGACGGGGCAGGGGGCCCAGTGCCGCCAGCACCACTGGTCGTGGGTCCAGCCGTCGGGCGCGGGCGGGTACTGGTCGAACCAGGCGGTCGGATCCTGCGGCTTGGGCTGCTCGGGCGGGATCTCGGTCTCGGTCACGGTTTGCTGCCTCTTCTGGTCGGCCCGGTGCTGGCCGGGGTGGTGGCGATGATGAGTTGGGCGTCGCTGCGGACATCGCGGGGTGGGCGGGTCATGGGACTCTCCCGGCGAGGATGCGCGCCATGCGGTTGACCTCCGAGTCCAGCAGCACGGGCATCGGCGCCTCGAGGTCGAGCACGCCGAGGATGTCCATCAGCAGATCGCCGTCTGGCTGTGTGGAGCAGAGCGCGCGGACTGCCGCGATCGACGCGGCGGACGCCTTGACTCGCCAGCTCGGCTTTCGCTTGAGCCGCTTGTAGTACGCCTCTTTGGATCGCAGTCGCGTGGCTTCGCGGCAGGTCTCGCAGGACTCGTGGTGGATGACGTGCAGCTTGTAGGCGTACTGCGTGCCGCAGGGTGGCCGCACGCCGATGGGCCGGGCGCGGGGACCGCGCGGGTTGACGACGCCCTTGTGCCGCCGCATGTACTGGCGATGCGCTTCCTTGCACGCCTCGCAGGGCTCTTCTTTGTTCTTCCGGTGGCGGTAGTACGCGGCATATGTGCCGCACGGCAGCAGCCGTCGCTTGGCGGGCGCGCTCACGTCGACCTCGCCCGCAGGGTGTCCTCGATCGTGTCGTCGAGCAGGTCGGACGGCCGCCAGACGTAGTACTCGATCGGGAGCCCGGCCGCGGCCAGTGCGCGCAGGATGCGCGCCCACACGCGCTGTTCCGGTCGCAGGTCTTCCTTCTGGCGCTTGAGCTCGGCGAAGATCAGCCGGATCTGTGTGGGGTGGACGGCGCAGACGTCGGGGAAGCCGCGCCTGCTGCCGCGCGAGTCGTGGGTGTGGTACGAGGTGTAGCCGTGCTTGTCGAGCAGTTCGACGGTGCGGGCCTGGAGTGCGGCCTCGAGCATGTCCTCGGCTTGTGCGGCCTCGAATTCGGCGCGGGTGACGGTGCGGTGCCCGGTGGCGGCATCGGCTGCCACCGCGGCGAGGGCTTTGCGGGCTCGGGTGGTGGACCGGGACGGCTGACGGGGTGCCGCGGCGGCTTGGGCGTTGGCTGCCAGGTCGGCGAGGGTGGGGCGGCGGCGGGTCGGGGGCATCAGGCCTCGACCTCCGCCGCGAAGGAACGTGCCCAGTCGGCGGCGCGGTCCACATCGGCCTGCACGATCCCGAGGCGCGCGCTGATGGTCAGGAGCAGCGTGGGGACACCGTCCGCGGTGCGCTTGTCGGCCCACTCGAGGTCGGCCTGTTCGAAGTCGTCGTCGAACCATGCCAGCGGCCGGTCGGCCGCGTACTTCTCGACGTCGCTGCGTTTCCAGATGCCGTGCAACGGCACGTTGCGTCCGGTTAGCGGCACGACGGGCAGGCGGGGTAGGCCGATCAGCGGGCCGATGAACTCGTTGGCCTGCTCGCGCCATGCGGTGCACCAGGTCAGTTCGCAGGTGTCGGCGAGGGCGAGCAGCATCGGGCCGTGTGCGGGGTTGAGCCGCACGTTCAGGGGCGCCTCGCAGCCGCGCGGGGTGAGGCGGTGCGTCTCGTACCCGGCGGGGCAGGAGATGCCCGCGTAGGGATTGAGTGGGCCATCCACGTCGATCAGAAGCAGGGCCTTAGCCATCAGTCGCCGCCTTCCGCGAGCCACTGCGGGGCGCTGACCTCGCGGGATTGGCCGGTGACGATCGGGCCGTCGGGTCCGATGCGGATGCCGAACGGTTCGTCGGCTACAGCGGCTGGCGCGCCCACGGTGGCGTCCGCCAGCGGCATGTACAGCTCGGTGGCGTACGTCACCAGGTCGTCCATCATCCGCAGTGCGGGCTCATCCTCGGTGGGGGGAGCGCATTCGCCGGCGTCGAAGTTGAAGTCGCGGTGGATGCGTGCGTGGAGCTTCTCGAGGGCGTCGAACGCGGGGCCGTCGTGTTCGCAGGGTGCCGCCTCGGCCGCCTCGAGCTGGCGGCGCAGCGTCTCCGCTTCGTCGGCGCTCTCCAGGTACTTCGCCAGCTGCTCGCCGTCGTACTGCTCGTGCGCAACCAGCTCGTAGCCTTCGGCCGTGTGCGCCCGGATGACGTCGAGCACGGTGGTCGGCATGGTGATGGCGTAGGCGCTACCGCCGTTGCCGGTGGTGCGGCCGTCGTTGGTGGTTTCGACCCATTCGAGGGTGTCGCCGTCGCGAAGGATCTCCACGCGCAGGTTGTCCTTGGCGAGCATCCAGCGTTCGAGGAAGGAGGTGATCATCACAGCACCGCCGCCACTCGTTCGCCGATCCACTGGGCGACGTTGCAGGAGACGGCGTTGCCGGCCTGCATGGTCTGTTCGCCCTTGGTGCCGTGGACGATGTAGTCGCCTGGGAAGCGCTGGGCGAGCAGCTGTTCGCGGGGCTGGAGCATCCGGAAGTAGCAGTCCTCGACCTGAACCGCGGGCTTGACGAGCGCGGCGGAGTCGACGGTGCCCATGGTGTGCAGCGGCTCGTCGGTGGTCTTTGGCGCGGCGTTGCGGTAGGGGATGACCAGCGAGTGGTGATCCGATGTGGTGATGACGCCGAAGGGCTCGTCGACTGATTTGGCCATCTGGCGCGGGTCGGCGAATCCGCCGTAGTTCTTCACGAAGAACGCGCCGTCCGGCACGACCACGCCGTGGTGGTTGCCCTGACCCGTCACGGTGGCCAGGGGGTCTGTGACCGGGGCGGCGGTGGCGTGGTTGCGGTATTCGATGACGAACGGCGGCGCGAGCACCGCTTCGAAGCCCTTGGGGTTGGCCATGCGGGTGCGCATCGGCGCGGCGGTGGATGTGGCGGTCTTGTTGCGCTGGCCGCCGCAGGGCACTAGCAGCCCTTCCCCGATCTTCACGGTGCGGGCGGGCAGCGGGGCGCCGTCGGCGGGGAACGCGCGCCCGTCGTGGCCGGAGTGGTTGACCGTCAGGACGGTGCGGGTGGCGGGGAACATCGCCAGGCCCGCGCGGATTCGCGCCATGGTGGCGTCGGCGAGCGGCCGTTTGCGGTCTCCGATCCTCGTGCCGAGGTTGGACCAGTCGATGACCGCGGCGGCGGGGCGCACGTACGGTTCGACGAGGGCGTGGCGGCACTTGGTGTTGGGACAGCGGTAGTCGTACTGCTGCTTGTACTTGCCGATCTTGCGGCCGTTGCGCCACGCCTGCACGGCGCGCACGTCCTCGTCGCAGCGCGGGCACCAGGCCAGCGGGCGCGGCGCGAGGTCGGGCATGGGGATGCCCTTGCGTGTGAACACGATGTAGA